ACATATACTTTCTCTTTTGATGCGAAGTCTTTGCTTGGTACAGGAACGATGTATTCATTCATCATGTTCTATGATGTAGATAAAAATACCATCACTGCTCCAAACCACATGTATCATCCTGGATCAACTACTACGCTTGCAAAAGATTTGAAAGCGGGCGATACAGTTATTTACCTGACCGATGCATCTGGATGGAGCACATCTGTATCATACGGATTCTACCTGACGATATGGAACTATAAGAACAGTAAAGGATATACTTATCCGCCTGAATCATATACCCGTAACAGAGTTACATTGCCTAAAACTAGCAGTAATACTCTCGACAGTTCTAAAATCAACTATACCGATAATACGATCACGTTAGCGTCTGCATACAGTGGCAGTACTATACCTGCCGGAACATCTGTATCGCAGGGGCGAGATGGTGGTACGTATAAGTACACACCGATAACGGGTGTTAAGATTCCTACAGTTTGGACGACATATACCGGCAAAGTGGGAGGCGTCGACTATAGCGGAACCAATAAGAACGGGATGTTCCCTCCAGGTGTAGCCTATGCAAGAATCGGATTCTTATGGAACTATAACAAGGTTGCAGGCGAACAGCAATGGATCACGAACATCACGGTGACAGATACTACAGCAGTAGATAAGGCACAGACCACAGCCGATGGAAAGAACACTGTATTCTATCAGGCGTCAGCACCGTCCACATCAGGCAGAAAGACCAATGACGTATGGTTCGATACAGATGATTCCAACAAAATGTATTATTGGAACGGATCCTCTTGGGCTGTACGACAGTTTGGTACTAATGCTATTGCAGCAGCTTCTATAACGAACGCTCTCATAGCGGATGCGACTATACAGAGTGCGAAAATCGCCAACCTCGATGCAGCTAAGATTACGACAGGGACATTAAGCGCTGATCGAATTGCAGCATCAAGTATTGTAGCAGCCAAGATAGCCAGCGGGGCAATAACCTCAGAAAAAATAGCAGCCAATGCTGTTATAGCAGGAAAGATAGCCGCTAATGCTGTTACTGCCGGAACTATAGCGGCAGACTCAATCACTACAGAAAAGATAGCCTCTGGCGCTGTGGTGGCTGATAGCATAGCATCAAATTCAATAACTGCTGATAAGATAGTAGCAAGTGCTGTTACTGCAGATAAAATCGCGGCTAACGCTATTACTGCCAACAAGATCGCATCCGGTACGATCACAACTACACAGCTGGATGCTGCAGAGATATTCGCCAACACAGCGAATGTGGGTATAATTGTAGCGACACAGACATTCTCTAATGCGATAAGCACACATAGCGTTGTTGTCTCTGCGAACACAACGGCAAATGCAGCCAAGGAAGCGGCAGCGGCAGCACAGGAAAGCATAGATAATATGTCTGTAGGAGGCAGAAACCTACTTAAGCCTACAACAAACAAAGGTGGCAACTGTACTGCAGGTACGAATTACAATGTAACTATCAACACAAAAAACAGTGATACATACTTTTATATCAACCTCTATGAAGGATTAGTGCTTGGCGAAGAGTATACATTGTCATTTATAATATCTGGCTTGGTTGATGGTGAATATTACAATTTCCTGATCCAAAATAAGACTACTTATGGTGCTGCTCATGCAACAAATGCAACAAGAACCCATGTGACCTTTACTGTAGATAGTGTGCTAGAGGGTCTTACTCAAATATTGATCGACGATAGTACGCGATATCTAACATCAGAACGAAGCATATCACTTACAGAGCTTAAGCTTGAAAAGGGAAATACTGCTACAGACTGGACACCTGCACCGGAAGACACGACAAGCCGCATAACTAGTGCACAGACTACTGCTAACACTGCAAATAGTACAGCGAACAGTGCACTGACAGGAGCTAATGCAGCCAATTCCGTTATTACAAGCTGGTGTTACAACAATAACACTACATACATCGATGGTGGAACTATATATACCGGCACTATCAAAGCAGCACAGATCGATGCCGGAGCGATAACTACCGACAAAATAGCTGCCAGTGCTGTTACAGCAGGAAAGATAAGCGTAGATACATTATCTGCATTATCAGCCAACCTCGGTACAGTTACTGCTGGTATATTACAGTCTGAGAACTTTGCAATGTCGAATTATGCCGTAGATGGAGACGGAAATGTTACAGGAACCGTTCTTAAAGGGCTAAAAATAGACCTGAACAATAAGGCTTACTATACACCACAGATTACCATCAAGGATAACTATATTGATCTTAATGGTCATATGACCATCGGTACGCGCCAAACGGGAGGAGTTGGAACGTACTCATTTGCACAAGGATACTGCGTTATTGCGTCAGGTAGCTGTTCTCATGCAGAAGGGGCGGATACAACGGCTAGTGCATTTCAGTCTCATGCCGAAGGGCGAGGGACAAAAGCGGAGGGTGATTACGCCCACTCCGAAGGATACTTTACAACGGCAAGCGGAGATTATGGTCCTCATGCTGAAGGCGGTAATACAATAGCATCAGGCAACTATTCCCATGCAGAAGGAGGCGGGGCAAAAGCGAATGCAATAGGTTCTCATGCTGAGGGATGGTATACAACAGCAAGTGGAGATTATGGCTCCCATGCCGAAGGGCGAGAGACAACAGCATCAGGCACTAATTCTCATGCTGAAGGGATAGCAACAACAGCAAGTGGGAATGAAGGTTCTCACGCCGAAGGATACTTTACAACAGCAAGTGGAAGTGAAGGCTCTCATGCCGAAGGGTGCTGGACGACAGCAGAGGGTAGCCGCTCACACGCTGAAGGAGACCAAACAACAGCAAGTGGGAATTATGGCTCTCATGCTGAAGGATACTTAACAACAGCAAGTGGGAATTATGCCTCTCATGCCGAAGGCTGGGGATCTGTAGCAACGAATACGGCTGCCCATGCTGAGGGATACTACACAACCGCTAGTGGCGCTTATTCGCACGTAGAAGGTTGGGGCTCAATGGCAAGTATGCAGACTGCCCATGCTGAGGGAATGTACACACTTGCATTATCAACAGAACAACATGCTCAAGGAAAGTACAACATTGGTGATGAGTCTAGCATATATTCTCATATCGTCGGTAACGGTACGTCAGATACCGCGCGTTCAAACTCACATACCCTTGATTGGAAAGGCAATGCATGGTATGCGGGAGATGTGATTGCTGGAGGAACACAGGCTACGAATGGTTCCGTGACGGGTGGGATAAGCCTAAAGAATCACACTCACAGCTACCTGCCACTATCAGGAGGCACCTTAAATAACAATGCCACTATAACTCTGAACATGTACGGCACACGAAAGCTTGTTATAAGCGGAAACTCTATCAGTGCCGATATGAGTTCAGAAACGGGCGGATGGGCAGGAAACTTCGCATCGGTAAAAGATCCAAGTGGAACAACGACAACAATGCTCGGATGGTATGGAAGTGCAAGTGGGTTGACTCACATCTTCATGGGTGGAACTTATTCTGACCCTGCACTCAAGATGACAGGAGCAGGGCAGTTTACGTTCAAGAGTACTCCTTATGTGGGAAGTACATTAGTATCTTTAGCAAACCATACACACTCTGGATACGCAGCCTCAAGCCATACTCACAGTACATATCTGGAAAAGACCACATATGAGTACAACAAAGAGCTTGCGTTAGGAGGATCTGGAGCAATTTGCATCGGTAAATTCTCGATGTACGACAGTAACATCACTGTGGAAATAAGCTCGACAACAAGCACTACATACAATGGTACGCTTGTTATCGCAACACAGAACTATGGAACATCGGGTGGTGGTAGCTTTACTGCGAATGTATACGGAGATGTGAGCAATACTATTGCACCAAACATCTACATCTACAATGTGGGTACAAGTGGTGTGGTTGAGATTTACTTCAAACCTGCCACATACTCAAAGAACCTTATGCACGTTCAGTGTCAGGCACTCAGAGCGACTCCTACAGAGGTGCTTACATCCATAGATGCTGTACCTTCAACAGCAACGACAAAGCCAACGAACCTGCTGAAATCTGCACTGGATGGTAAAGCGAATAGCAGTCATACTCATTCTGAGTACGCTTTAGCGAGCCACTCACACACATTAGACTACAGATTACAGGCGGCACAGTCCACTGCTACAGGATCTGATGCGAACAGTGCAACGCAGACAGGCTTCCACTATATCAACGGTACGACAAACAGACCTCCGTTCAGTCAGAGTTCTAACGTCGATTATAGAATATTGACAACAGCGTATAGTGCGGCATGGTTACAGCAGATTGCGACCGACTTCAGATGCGATGATATCTACTATAGAAGAAATCAGAGCGGTTCATGGCAACCTTGGAGAAGGCTTGCATTTATTGATGAATGTGCGGCCGCAAGTCATAGCCACAGCTACCTGCCTCTTTCAGGCGGTACATTGTCGGGCACATTGAATCTGACAGCTAATACTGTTCAGATGAATTTCAGACCTGGGCATGCGTCATATGATGGCATTATTTCGTATCAAACAGGTGGAAACGAAGCAATGGTGTTCTCTACCATGAATGCTGTGACAAGTTTCATCTTTGCAAATGGAGAAGCGACTGCAACTAATTTATCTACAACTAGATGGCAGTCCTTAACACCTGGGCTACAGATTAAGAATAATTGTGTGGCTATAGGTAAGCTCATAGCAAACGGCGTAACACCGTCGTATACTTTAGATGTCGGTGGTACGATTTATGCGAGCAGTACGATTTATGAAGGTGGCACAGCACTTTCGAGCAAGTATGCACCGTTGAGCCATTCACATAGTGAATATGCGACAGCGACACATTATCACAGTTCGATTAGGCACTTGTCTAGCGATACAACAGTCATTGACACTTACATTAGTGACGGAACATACTTTTTCAGACCTCCTAATACTAGTATCAGCGTTGTATTGGGCGGCAGTGGTTATCCATTCGCTAGACTATACACAAAAGGTCTTACAATTTCAGAGAGTCGAATAGTTTGTAAGCCTACATATGACAATACTGTAACCTATGCGACAAATATGTACGTGGCTTCAGGCGGCACGATTTCACGAACCACAAATACTTCTAGCCGTACTATAAAACATGACATCGAAAGACTTTCTGCTGACGAGCTTAAAGCGGAGAATTTGTATCATTTGGGAGTGGTACAGTTTAGGTATAACGATGGCATCATAACGGATACTGAAGATGCTCGGTATGGAAAGACTCTGCCAGGATTCATTATTGAGGATATGAACAATGTGTATCCTATCGCGGTAGATAAGCCAGGCGACAATGTGAAGGATTGGTCATGGAATGCACAGTATATGATTCCGCCTATGCTGAAACTGATACAAGATCAACATTCAGAAGATATCCGTATGGAGAGTGAAATCAGATCTATAAGATCAGAACTGATCAGTACACAGAACAAACTTAACGCTGCGATGATGAAAATCGCAGAACAAGAAAAACAAATAGAACAGCTGATGCTGGTCTCATAAGTTATCAATGCTGGGCATAGCAATGGGGCTATGCTCAGCTTATTTATTTTATTAAGAAAGGGAAAGGTAAAACAAATGGCATTACACAGCAGAAAAAAGATCACAGTGGAAGGCGAATCAGTGATCAACGGAGTAGTAGTTCAGGGATATAGAGCTGAGATCAACTCAGACAATCCGGAAGATATCACTATCAGTGATTGGATAGCCGATAAGAACGGCTACAAAGAAAATCGTGTTCAGGCAAGAAGAGATAGTAACGAGTTCGAAGACATGGCATATGCGATTCAGGACGAAATGATTGCAGCTATCGTTACTACAGAAACTGAATAGTCAAAAGAGGAGGAGTAGAAATGAAAGTCAAGAACAAAGACATAATGAAGCTCGTTAATGTGAGATTCGGAGAAAAGAAATTCCCTGCAGCTATGCAGCTTGCTATCGTGGGAAATGAAGAGGCTATATCGGGAGCACTGAAGGCATATTCGAAAGTATATAACGAGATTGCTGAAGCGCATGCCAAGAAGGATGAAGATGGAAATCCAATCAAGGATGAAAGCGGTAACATGCCTATCGAAGATACTGAAGCATGGAACAAGGCACTGGAAGAACTGGATGATGCAGAGATAGAAGTATCAATCACGATGATCCCAAGAGCAGTCTTTGAAAGATGTTGTGATGATCCGGCTTTCGATACTCCTAGTGTATCCGAAACTTCAGCGATGTCTTTCTTCATCGAAAAAGAATAAGTTTATGATCAGGCGGTTTTCTTTAAGTAGAGAGCCGCTCTTTTAGTTGGAATGAAAGGAGAAACAAAAATGAAATTAAACTGGTTAGTAAGAATCAAAAATCCAAACTTCTGGATAGGGCTCATAGCCGTTATCCTCATGGCAATGGGTGTTGATGCATCCATGTTCACCACATGGGCGGCCGTGATCGATGCCGTAAAGAGCGTGTTCAGCAATCCATTCATGCTGGCATCATTAGCCGTGGCGCTTTGGGGCTATGTCCAGGACTTCACCACAGAAGGTACGGGTGATACTAAGCTGGCACTCTCATACACGAAACCAAAAGATGCCGCTGACAGCGAAAATGATTATGAAATTATAAGAGCTATCAAGGAAGACGGATATGCTGCGATGATTGGAGAGGGTGAAGACGATGGCGAAGACGTATAAAGTATTTCTTGACCCGGGGCATGGCGGTTCTGACCCGGGCGCGGTGAAATATCTCCGCGAATCAAAAATAAATCTCGTCGAGGGGCTTGCCTGCCGCGACTATCTGAAAGCCAACAGCGTATCTACCAAAATGTCACGTACTACAGATAAAAATACCAACCTAAACAGTATCTGTGCTGCCGCAAATAAGTGGGGTGCAGATATCGCGGTATCTTTCCATAATAACGCTGGTGGTGGTGACGGCTTTGAGGCTTACTGTTCTATTAACGGAGGGAAAGGCAGAGAACTTGCCAAGTGTATCGAAGCTGAAGTCAAGAAGATTGGTCAGAACAGCAGAGGCGTGAAGACAAAGAAAGGAAAGAACGGCGACTATTACGGCTTTATCCGCATGACGAATATGCCGGCCGTTATCTGCGAGGGTGTATTTGTAGACAATAAGACTGACGTTAAGATCGCTGACACCGTAGCAGAGCAGAAAGAGTTCGGCTATGCTTACGCAAGAGGTATACTGAAGTATCTGGGACTTCCTGATAACGGCATCTCCGGTAAGCAGGACGCC